CTCCCCTATAGACGGCCTCGCGGGTGGGTCCAACCTACCAAAGAGTTCTGGTTTAACGTCCCGACCTCTTTCCATGACTCCGCCCGCCCGTCTAAGGATGACGTCCTCAACCCTCTTCAGGGTTATCTCGGTCCTACTGTCCCCGGTGCTCGACCATACATTACTACTGGGTCTAGAGCCGACTTCTTAGCCGCTTTTAACAAGCGTGCCAATTTTCATTCTGACGCCCGGGTTGACGTGCCAGTCATGTCAGCTGCCAGGCGTATGATCAAGAAGTTGGTCCCCAAACGTATGCAAGAGATTTCCTGGGATCCTGAGTTGTACAACTCATGGCTCGAGAATTTTGACTCTGAAAAGCGGTGTCGCATATCAAAAGCTTACCTTGATGCTGGCCTTGATAGGTTGTTCGATTATTCCTCCAAAGAGCTCTTCACAAAGATAGAAGCATTGGTCAAGAACCACAACACTGTAGCCGGTCGCCTGATCTTCAAAGGGACCGATTTATACAACATGTTGTCTGGACCAATGTTTATGGAGCTCATGCGGAGGTTTCTTTTAACTGAGAACAACCTTGATACGGTCAAATTCAAGGTGGCTTACAAGCAACAAACTCCCGAGATTGTTTCCCATTTGAGCAGCATCCGTGCTGCTTCATTCATCGAGGCCGACTTTTCCGCTAATGATAAAAGTCAGGTCCGCGATGTTCAAAATCTCGAGATTGAGTTTATGCGCCGCCTTGGTTGCCCTGCTTGGTTCCTTCGCCTTCACCGCCGAAGCAACAAATTCGCTGTGTATTCCACCAAATACGGACTTATGTCGCATATTTCGTATCAACTTCCGTCGGGTTGCACCGATGGTACTTTTAGGAATACATTTTGGAATTTGTGTATCTTCAATGGTTGGTGTGAGGCGAGGGGCTTAACTTCAGCCCGTGCCTGTTTCTTGGGTGACGATATGCTCGCCGCTCTTCCTCGTAGGCCTCGTTGTGCTGCTAGGACTTACACCACGTACGCCGCTCGCGCGTGCATGGAAGCCAAAGTCACTTCATTCCGTTCGCTTAGACAGGGTCATTTCCTGTCTAAGCACTTCTACCCTGTACCAGGTGTCGAAGAGGGTCACGTGATGCTTCCTTTTCTTGGTAAAGTCCTTGCTAAGTTTAATTCCCGGCCTAACGCCAATGATGCCGTCTCTGACGACCTCTACATGGCCGGGAAGGCTTTGTCACACGCCTACGAGTTTCGTTACTGCCACTTGCTTGCCAATTGTTTTATCGAACGTGCCAATGTTCATTTGGCCGTTACGGATGGCGCCTACTCTTTGGAGGGTGTCTCCTATCACGTTCGTATGTTGTCTCAATATCGTCATGGGATCACCGATCTCCTGACGTCTTTGTCGTGGCCCGATCTGGTCGGACGCGATGATCTTGACGACTTTTGGCAACGCAATTGGGATTTAACTTTTGGCGAGGTTTTCCCCAGTTTCAGGCACATTGTCACCATGGACTATTCTGCTGGTCTTCTTGGTGGACTCTCCGAGTTCATCGGGGACATGTAACCGTGTCCCGCTCTTGTCTCCTTCGGGTTCACTTCCAAGTGGACGCCAATGCGCACTTGGTCGTGTACGGCTTGGTCATGGCCCGACTTTGCGAATCATGACTCGTTGCTCCGGTTTCAACGTTAAAAATTCTACCGTATTTAGTTTTGACTAAACAAAAAAAAAAAAAAAAAAAAAACAGCGAAAAAACAAAACAAAAAAAAAAAAAAATTCTAGAAGCAAATACCTACACGCAACCCCCAGATCGAAAGAGAGAAGG